CCTTTACGTTTTATTTCAAATCCAAATAGTTCAGCCATCTTTCACCTCTGTGTAGTAACACGGGGAGGATAGACCCTCCCCGCTATACTATTTATCGCTTAAGTTGTAGTGCCGGATTCCCAGTACTGAACTTGAAGCTCAACCGTGAATTCCTCGATTGCGTTTTCGTTATCGTATGATAGATCGATAGCCGAAACGTTTGTCGGGAATGTGCCACGGAAATCATAACGTTTAGTCACAACACCTGATTTGTCCAACTGCTCAACGATCATATCTGCTTGATAATCCGCTGGGTTAGTTAGACCAGTGTTGTTCTGATGTTGGTTAATACCATTCATCCAACGCTCAAATGCATTACGCACTTCCATGTTTACGTCGTTAATGATAGTGATATTCCAAGGTTCAAACGTGCGATCACCTGCAAATTGTACCTGACGACCACGGAATGGTACCGTGATAGGCGCAATGATTGATGCAGGTAGCTGAGCAGCCTTACACATGAAGGATGTCAGCTCGACGTTGCCAGCCGCGTAACTAGGAAAGTTAACAGTGGCCTTGAACAGATTGGAACGTGCACCGCCACCTACGAGCTTTGACTTAAAGTCATCTACTCCTAAAATTGCCATCTCTTACTCTCCTTATTGTCCAACGACCTCGCTGAACTCTACACCAGTACGAGTGGCGATAAAGTTAAGCGTGATAAAGTTGATAGAACGAGCAGGCTTGACGAAGATATCTGCAACGAAGCGGTTGGAATCAATTACCTCACCAGTGTTATTTGTTTCGTCACAAACAACAGCGAAGTCCGTGATACCACGACGACCTTGGATATCTCTCAGGAACGGCTCGACCAAATTCCTGAATTGAGCTCTTGTGAACTCATCGTTAAACTCAAACAACTGAAACTTAGCAGCGGTTGAGATTGCCTTCTCCATAGTAATAAACAGTCTGCGAACGTTAATACGATCGAATGCAGAAGGTTTACTCTGTGCAGTTTTGTCACCGTAAAGAACGATTCCTTGTCCTGGGAACGAAGTGATTGGATTCACTCGAGCCTTGTACAGGGTATCTCTTTCGGCTTGTGTTGGGTTAAACTTCAATTTGGTTACGCCACGAATTACTCCACGTGTGAAACCAGCAGGGGAGAACCATGCATCTGCGACACCATCGGTATAGGCACAAAGTCCTGCAGTGTTACCTGCGTTACCGATCCAACGATATGCATCGTTGTACTTGTCGTAGACATAAATGACACCTGAGTCAAGCACACCGTAAGACGATGAGTTGATGGAGTCTGCCCATGTTTTTGTTGCGGCCGCGTCCGCAGTAGCGATTGGAGGAGATACGAATGCAACACAATCTTTTCTTGCTGTTGCAACTGCGATGATAGTATTAGCATCAGCTGAGCTTACCGCTCCACCAATGATAAGATTTACATCCAGTGTTTCTGAATCCCCAAATGCGGTTGAATATAGTGAAGCTACGCTAGACGGTGCAGCATCAGTACCACCACTGAGTGAGAATTCCTCATCAGTTACTGAAGTAGCATCAACTGCGTCGATACCTGCCCATACCCATTTAGAGGTACGGTTCACGACGTCATTAAGATACTTAGAAGATCCATCGATGTTCTTAGCTCCAGCTGTCAGTGAAACGTTTGCGAACTTTTCAAGAACAGTGTTTGCTGCTCCAGTGATCGCTCCGTCCTCATCAAGAATAAGAAGGTGTACTTCTCCAGCATCAGGTGTGATATCGAATTGGCTCTGCCAAGAAACAGAGTTTGCGTCCGAATCAACTCCCCACGATGCATTCGTGATGGATACCACTTTCAACGAGTTACCAAGAGTACCTGGATACTTAGCGATGAACTCGCCTGTTCCCGTTAGCGTTGCGGAATCGTAATGGTCTTCATTCTTTACAAGAATGTTACCCGTACCTGCAGCATCCGCGTTAACTGCAGAGCCTACACCACGGTAGACCTTAAGGTTATTTCCATACTGCAAAAATGTTGCAGCATTAAGGAAATCGTTATAGATTGTGGCGTTGGGTTCACCGAATTTGTTGACCAATTCTTTTTCAGAACCAACAGTAACTACTTCCTCAACAGGACCCCAGCGGAAATGTCCGGCAACGGCTCCTATTGATGTAGATACAGCTGGGACTACGCTGGTCAGATCAATTTCTTTGACCTCAACACCTGGGCTTACTAGAAATGCCATGTGCTTTCCCCTTCATTGAGTTTAATAGATAAGATTTTCATAATACGACTGTTTCTCATGTATTTATTTATAAATAATCATATCTTAGTAAAGACTGCCTTCATCGTCCACCTTCCACATATCACCACCCTCATAGATATATTCGGGTTCGTGGCCATCGTCAACGACGCCAAATGGTACTAAGTCCTCCTCAATCATTTTAATTTGTTCTGCATATATCATATCCTTAACGTTAATATCCGTCATTTCGTTAAAGAACGGGTTGGTGGAGAACCAACCAAATAACACTAGGTTCATCATTAAGTCGTCGTGGTTGTTATCAGAAGCCTCGTAGGAGGATCCCTTAGCAACGAAAGTAGACATCTCAATGATGGTATCCGCATCAACGATATCAATCTTGCTTTGTTCAACAAGATCCTTAATGTTTGAGCAACCGATTCTTTTGATCTTACGAGTCATAGTCACACCAATGGCGTTTGCTTTGACCATTGATTCTACATAACAATTCTCGTACTCAAGATCATAATACAACCCGTTACACACGACCTGTCCTGCATCATTTGACTCAATAACCACATATGCTTCGTTAAAAGTCATAGCATATTTATAAATAATGTCAGGAAAGAGCAACGGAGAGATAATGTTGTCGCGATATACCGCCACCTGTTTGAAAGGTCGGACCGATATATCAATCACCGTAAAGGTGGAGTAATCCTGTCCTCTTCCCTTCGCTACGTCAACGAACATCATATATTGATGGTCGCGGTGTGGCTTTTCATATACCTTAACGTTATCCTGAACGTACACGGGATGCTTTGCCTGAAGTTTTAGCAAAGCGTCTGCTGCGATTAAGGTATTTCCTGTTCCGTGAAATGTGTTTCCAAACTCTTGATTGAACTGAAGCTCAGACGTATTGGCAATGGTTTGTCTTTTCCATTCCTCGTTTCTTCCTGGGACGTCCCACCAATCCACCTTAAATGATTTATAGTCATTGGTTTCTTGAACTGCACCTTCCCAGATTCTGTGAAATACGTTTCCGACTCCGTTTGCGGTCGACGTAATAATGACTTTGGTATCTGCGCCCGCTGACACAACTGGATATGTTGAGGTGTAAAACTCTGCGTCATTCTCGACGAAGGCAAATTCGTCAAGGAAGAGGAGGTTGACAGACATACCTCGAATTGAGGATCCTGAAGTAGCGGCAGCGATAATACGAGAGTTATTAGAAAAGTCAATGTTAGATTTGTTTACGATTTTACATCCGGGTTGAAGAAAGAACGGAAGGTTCTCCAGCATAATCGTAATACGAGATAACATCTCACGCGCAGTCGACCCTTTGTTCGCCAATACAGCGATAGTCTTTTCCGGATGAAAGATCGCGAACCATAACAGATAGGTAACGGATGATATTGACTTACCTGATTGACGACATGCGAGAACAATGGAAAACCTATTTTTGTTAAAATGTTGAAACATTTCCTCCTGATAAGGATATAGGTTAAAAGGAACCAATCCCTCATCCAGAGAAATAATCTTACAGTACTTAGTCGCAAAGTACACAGGATCCTGCATACACTTTGCGTATTCTTTAATTTCTTCTTGAGTCCACTCTTGTTCAACACCATCGCGTTTAATGTTTGGGTTGCCAAGATAGCCGAACTCGTTATTAGTTACTCGACTCTGGCTCATGATCTATAACATCTTTTTCTTTTTTCTTATTATGTAACATTCTTTGAAGATCCGTGGTGGATCCTACATACACATTATTCTGAGTCAGGTTCGGTAGCCTTTTGTTTGGATCCAGTTTGATTTCTTTCTTTTTCTTTTGAAGGTCCATCAAACGATCAGTGATCTCAGCGTTTTGTTTCATCATATTAGATAAAACCTCAAACGCACGAGGGTGCTCACTCTCACGAGCGAGTTCCATCATTAAATCGATTGCCTCATCGCCCTTTTCAGCTAGGTTGTAATACTTAGCACGAGCGTATTCGTAATCGTCATCAATTTCTTTGTTTGGATTATCCGTCATATAACACCCAAGAATCAGCAGAAGAATCAACCGTCAGTGTGGCCGAAGAGGTTGCCCCCGTAACTGTTTCGGTATTGGTGAATCTTCCATCTGGAGAATCAACCGTGATGGTCGATCCTGTCACTGCACTTATTCGGCCAACTGTTCCTGATGTACTACCCGTTACGCTTTCGCCAACGGTAAACGTTCCTGAGCTTGTCGTGAAGGATATCACAACTGTGTCAGGAATTGGATTAATCAGTTCAACCTCAATATCATAGTCATCCGTTTCTTGAGCGGTACTAGGTGAGATATAGATTTTTTGTGTTTGATACGGTTCGTCGTTTACAGTCATTTCAGTATCAGCAAACGTTGCATCAACCCTACGAATGATTCCTTTATCGCCCAACGGTCCATAGAACCTTACACGAGTCTCAAACTCAAGTGTGTAGATAATGGCTCGACGAGAAAGAAAGTCGCCTTCGTAATCATCAGACATGGTTACTGACTGAAGAACAAAAGGCATATCAGACTTAAAGTTATTCTGAACTTCCTTTACGGTTACCGTGTATTCAGGCTGAAAGAACGGAACGATTTGCTCAAGTAACTGCAGAGCCTCGTCCTGATTCTTTGTCATAATGTTTAACTGTAGTCCCATACGATAACCAACGGGATTAAGAATGGTTTGCTTTTTGGTTGGGTCAGAGGAAGCAAGAGTTCTAGTGACACCTTTTTGTAATTTTGTGTTTGTGTCGTATGACATTGATATGATCTCAAAGGACATACGAGGTAAACGAATCGCAAGCTTAGGATCGGTTAAATACTTTTCGTCCTGAATCCTTGCAAGAAACTTTTGTCTAGGGCCATACGCAAGAGGTACCTTGATGGTCGATATAACATTTCCGCTTCCGTTCTTTTTAACGACGGACATGTTATTGAACAGCGTACCAAAAACAGCCACCGCTCTTTTAATGTGTTCGTGATAAAAATGACCTGAGAACATAATCTATTACTCCGTACTTGGATCGCCGAACGGATTAGATTCGGAGAAGTCAATGATTGAATCTGCCTCGGTCTCAAAGTCTTCGTTCTGAGAAAGCGGTTCTTGCGGTATATCAAACCCATCACTACCAACCTTGTACACAGTAACAATGGACCAATTGTTGTTTGCATCGGTCAAGTGAGTGATCTTACCAATGTTGTTTGATAGGTCTGTTGGTAGGAAAGTCTTAGTGTCTCCTAGACTTGACCGAACATCAACGACTTGGATTCTTGCCTGACGAGTGATAACTCCGGCTGCTGCCCTTGTTTCGTCAAACGTGGCGATCTCACCAGTGATCTTAACCGCAGGAATATCGGCGGCCGGTGAAGGAGAAATCGTGACACCAGGTTCAATAAGATAACCATTACCTGGGTCAGTTATAGTTATACTCGTTACGACACCGTCCGTAAGCACTGCGGTACCTTGAGCGGTAGCTCCACTTGGCGGTGCCTCAAAAACAACAGAAGGAACTGAAGTATAACCAAATCCTCCTTCGGTAATTGCTACGGTATCAACCGAACTAGAAACTAATGTTGTCTGAGCTGACGCCGAGGATTCCTTGAAAGGAACAAGCTGTTGTTCGATACGATCTCCTGGTGCGAATCCATACACACCACCATCGATAAGAAGTGTTTCTCGTGTTGCGTATAGTTGCTCGAAACGATCGATCTCTTCGATTCCAACGTCGAACTTTTCTGAACTGTACTCAAACAACTCACACTGTAACTCGTATGTTGGTAATTGGTTAACCTGATAGAACGGTTTCTCGTGTTCAACGAACTTAATCTCAAAGAGTGATTTAGACAAAGGAAGGTATATCAAATCACCTTCTCTTGGCCTGTCTTCCCTAAGTGAGTTGTCGGGAATATCTACGAGCTGACCAAATCTTCTCTTAGCCACAACGAATGTTGCTTGGTCCCTGATCTCAAGGCCAAACTTAGACATAAGGTTTCCTTCACCCTCAAACCCTTCGGTGTTAGCGATATACATCTCAATGGCGTAGCTATCCTTGAACTCTGAGTAATCATCATTAAGAATCACGTCCTGAGTTATCTGTGACCTAGGAATATAATAGACATCCTGGCCATACATCTGCAGTGCCTCAATTACGATGTCCTCGTAGAGGTGCTGCTCTGTTCTAACCTTGGGTGAAAAGAATACGTTCGTTGCCATGTGTTATCCCATGAAGAAATCTGGTGGCATTTCATACTTAAGCTGCATCTGTTCCTCGACCGCTGCGATCTCGGTTACAGCATCATCATACAGTTGTCTGCCGTTCAGGGTAACACCTCCTGGAAGTTGCATGCCCTCAAACTTAATTAGGTTTGCGCCCCATTGCTTTTTAATCAGAGCAACCGCATATCTCTTAAGGAACATATCGTTATATACATCGGTATGTGTATCAGGATCTACGATACGATAGGCATCAACGATGACGTAATCGTTCTCCTTAAGATCCTCTCCCCAGTCAGCATCAATGTACAATCTGTTCATATGACGGTTAAACCGAACCTGCTCGGTTCCGTTAAGCAACAGATCAATGGTACTCATGTACTGCTGAGTCTGATAATAATTCGATAGTGCACCAGCGTTTCGCAGATCAAAGATATCGTTTAAGTGAATCTGATAACGAGCATCAAACATATTGATTGA